CTTTACGCGTGATGTCACGCTGTAGTTGATCTGACATTCTTACTGTAGACATATTTACCTCCTATGATAATAAGCCGTGGTTGTCTGTAATCCATTTGGTACAGAATTGATTTTTAACTAAGTCGCGGTTGACTGCAAAGAGACCTTTCATTAACAGAACTTGGAATTCTGAAGGTAGCTTGTTGCATATTTTTAGTATGTTTTCCATCTTGGCTTCTTCTGCTCTGGTAGCAATAGAAGTAGATAGTGCGTACAAGATAGCTGGATTGTCATCTTTCTTGTACTTACCAGGATCTTTGATAAGCTCGTCAACATCTTGTAGTTGGTCAGCTATTTGCTTGTAAGCAATGAACTCACCAGCTGGGCCATCGCCGACAGTCGCTGCAACACCAAAGAACAAAGTATCTAAGGTATCGGTCGACGGTCGATTGCTGATTTTCTTACTTACAAAAGACCAGGACCTAGGTGTAGGGAATGCATACTCGTCAGCTTTGAAGCTGTTAAGTAAGCCAGGTCTGTAGCGTAAGAAACCAATGATGTCTGAGTTGATGCCGGCTTTGAAAGCCCACTCTACCCAGTCAGCCAGGTTGGTTTCAAGTTCGTAATGCAACAAACGATTACGTACGGGAGATGGCATTTGGAACACAGCAGCAGCGTCAGTTAATCTATTACCTGCGGCAATGATTGACCAGCCAGCTGGCATTTTGTAGTCGCCTATCTCTCTACTAAGCAAGAGCTGCAGGAAAGCATTCTGCGTCGCTGGGGGTGCAGTAGGCAATTCGTCAATAAAGAGAATGCCCGTATCCCCGTCACGTGATGCAATAGGAAACACATCAGGCACAGCCCAACGTGTAAAACGCTTTCCTGAGTCTTTTTCTTGCATGATGTGTGGAATACCACGTACATCAACTGGGTCGAATAAGTTAGCTCGGAAGTCAAGTAACGAAACACCAAGGTCTTTAGCTACTTGTTGTGGTATGTCAGACTTACCGATACCCGGTCCGCCCCATATCATTGTGTTACATCCAACACGGATGTTATCTTTGATCTCTGTTTTGAGATCGTTTGGGTTAATGCTTTTCATAAATCCTCCTATAGATTTTTATAAGCCTATTGTTCAACAGGCTCGACATTAGTTATTTTTACTTTAGAGCCAAACTCTGAAAGCACATTTACAAAATTTACTCGCGCAAGGTGAGCATAATTTATGTTTTGGTTATATTGAGGTGCGTTAAACTCAATAGTAATTTGTTGGTTTTGATAATTAAAAGTAGCACGCCACTTAATCAGTTTTGTTGTCATTTTTTCCTCCTTTAATAACAGTTAGTTTTGGTTTTTCAAAGATATCTTTTAAAGTTTCCATAGGATCCCATTGTTCCCATTCAACTGTTGGGTCTGGTATTGGAGTTACAAACCACACGCCTACTTCTAGTTCGTGTGTTGAATCTAAATTATTATGATCTCTGTAAGTAGCTAATACTGAAGCAATTTGATCTTCTAAAGTTTTCTCTTCTAGCACACTGTTTTTCCAACCAATGCAATAAGTAGTTACTTCTGCTAATACTTCAAAGTCGTTTTCTCGGCACGCTACTTCGTCAGCATCTACAGATACTTGTATATGTATGTCTGCCATTTCCATAATCACACCTCCTGTGTGTTAAAAAGCGGGGGAACATGATTCATGGCCAGCGCGACTGGCTTTGACAATTTGATTATGCACGCTGGTCAAAATATTATTTTGGTGCAACCCCCTATCCCGCGAGGAATTAGGTAATGTTAGGTGAAGTGCTTTCTGGCAATGCCTGCACTTCAAAGGCACGGGGGTAGTGGTGTTTATCCACTACTGCCGGTAAAGAATAGTATCTGAACATGTGAAATGTCTCGGCTCTTCTAGATTAGGACATCGTATAGCGCGCGCATAGGCCCCGAGTTGGTCAACTATTCTTTATCTTTTAAATCAGTAGTAACAACTCTGCCGCTGGCATAAGTTATTTTTCTAAAGTGCACATCAGCACCTCTTTGGTACTCGTAGTTAACAACGGTTTCGTTTAGTTTTTCTTTGTCCATTTCTATTTTTCGTTGTTTTACTTTATCTTTATGTTGTGTCATAAGTTACTCCACTAATTGTACATCAACAGGTGATTCGCCTGTTTCCCATGATGTTACTGTAAATTCAGATACCCCCACCCCCGGGTGTGTGTCAGTGTAAACCACTGGTAAGAAATCTTCAGGGTAGGCGGGGGTGGTTGAGTGTCCGTCTTCGTTGGGCGCGCCCACGATCAACGCCCGACCAGCAAATACTTTGTCTTCTATAACAAAGAACTTTTGGTCTTCTACAAACAACCCTTCATCATCAATATACACATCAGTGTCTTTTGTTAATGAGTAGACATCAAAGGTTGAGCAATTGCACAACTCGTATATTGTAGTTAGTTCAAGCACATCCCCCGGTAGTGTTTCAACAGTAACTTGTTGTTTAAAAGGGTCAATTAGGTATACAAATTTGACTTGGTTCATAGCACATCTCCTATTAGTATGAAAAAACATAAGGTTGCATGCTTTTGTTAGTAAAGTGCATGCAAAACTTTAGTATTTATTATAGACCTAACAATCTTTTGATTCACCTGGATCATCATCCTCTATAAAATCATAAAGACTAGAATACTCATCAGCTAGTTTTTGTTCTCTACCTACTAATATTTGAGTTATCTCGTCGTCAAGATTGTCGCAAGCAGCTTTGATGTAAAAGTAAACTTTATCTTTTTCAATAGTTTTAAAAGAATCGTGAGATCTTATACTTTCAATTGCGTCACCTTTTAAACGGTCAATTATTTCTTGATAATTGTCGTAAGTAGGCCTAGGTACATCTTGTGTTAGAACAATCTCGCCAGTTTCGTTCATGCCACTATTTGACATAGACATAACTTGTTGTTTTAAATGAGACATTTCATTAACTAGTATATCTGTTCTGTTAACTTCATATGCCAAATCAGTTCTAAGTCGTCTGTTACTGCGTAACAACAAACTAAGTTTTTCGTCACTAGTTCGTAGTCCGTCAACTGACGGGGGAACAACTTTAGTAAATACACTTTTGACTCTGTCTTTGACTGAGTAGTAATTAGCCATAATATCCATAATTTCCTCCTAAAGAAATTGATAGGGTTAATAAAAGACAGGGCTTTTCATCCCTGCGTGGCTGTTAGGTCAGCAACCTTCCATGGATAACGTTCCACGGACGACGGGCGGTAGAGGAATTAACAAGAACCTCTACCCCTTAGCTTACATATTAGCGAAGTTTGTTTTGATAAACTCATTGTTCGCATCATTTAGCTTAGTAGATACTCTACCGCTAGAATCAGCGTGTTTGTCAAAAGTCCACTGAGCTAAGCCTTGTAAACCGCGTTGAACAGCAGATCTAACATTCTTAGGTGTTATTACTGCATTCTTAAGCTTGAACTCATCAGACAATGTATTAAGTACATCTCTAACTAGTCTAGCTTTACGGCCAAGACCATACGCATTGTCTTCGCGTGTAATCAACCAGTCTGGCATTTCCTTGTCGCCAAGTTTAGCGGCTGAGTCAGCAAACTCTACTAAAGCAGTAAGATACTTACCCCATGTAGCATTTGCAAACATCATAAAGTTAAAGCCAGTGTCGCCAGCTTCGTACTGAAGCAATGGACGATAAGCTGCAACTAATGCTGCAACATCATCTGCATATGCTTTAGCAAGTGCTTTGCTTTTTGCTTCGCTTCCACTAAAGAAAGGAACAGTATCAAGCTTTTGCGGTAACACAGCCATAATAGCATTTACATGTGCAATGCTTGGTATAGGCTTACCGTTGCCATCAAGGTCAAACTTATCAAAATACCATGCAGGCATTTTAATAGGATCGGCTTTTGCTCTTTCTTCAGAGCCTTCTGGATCACCGTTGGTATCAGGCGAAGCATCATCTAGCGATGACTCTTGCTTGTATTCCATTGGCGATGCCTCTTGGATATCGTCAGGGTCGACGAAAGTTTCATTAATTCTTTTACTCATGATGTGCCTCCTATAGCGTTTAGAGTAGGTATATCTAACAGTGATAATTCACTATTAGGATTTCTTTTAATAACCAGTAGTTTTAAACTAGAGATAGTCTCAGGTATAAAGCTATAGTTATTGGCTTGTTGACGAATATCTTCGTCGATTCTATGTTCTTCCATATAAACTCCTATATTTAATGGATTAGTAAAATACACAACCCCCAGTAGTGGTGATTGTGTGGTTAAGTGATTTACAAGTAATTTGAAACTAAAGAGTAACAAATACTTAATAAATACAATTTAGTAATGTAAACAGCCAATTTTATATTGGCTGTTATTGAGCTTTGGAACAAAATGTTCCACGTGTTCCACAATGTTCCACGTAAAATGGGCCTCGTGGAACACGGGAAAGGTGCGTGGTTATAGGTCAGATGATGAATGTTCCAGATGTTCCAGTACTTTTTGGTTAGTAAAATAACAACAACAAATAACAACGGTCGACGTTCGATGTAAACATAAACCTGAATTTGCTGGAACAATGGAACATTGATCGGCAAGACCGACCACATCGTGCGCTACGACGCACAAATCTGTGTTCCACGTAAATGTTCCATAAGGTGCTTAGACCATGGAACACGTGGAACATATTACGCGCACACAGCGCGCTCCACACGTACCCATCCACATCACTTCGTGATGATAGTAGTTGGCACACCTCCGTCCACAGTGGAAAGAAAAAATAGCCGACGCCTTGCGTCGACATTTTCTTTCCTTCGGAGAAGGGGGTGCGGGGGAAGGCCCCCGCGAGATATCTAAGACTATAGAAGTTTATATTGTCTACGAATGTAAACAATTCCGCCGATGATGATGGCGTAGAAGGTGATAGCATTGAAGATTATCATTGCTAAGGCGATACATGATAGTAGTTCTAACATATGGTTCTCCGTTTATAATAGGGAGTTCTTCCCTGTAGTTTAATGCGACGAATTTTGTCATTCGCCAGTTCTAGCGTTCGGTAACTAGCCCAAAGCCGTTCTCCGCCCGTATGGTGGTTGTATGAATACACATCGTACATATAAGTAGTGATAGTATCCCCGATAGAATGGGAGGCCGAAGCCCCCCAAGGTTTGTATTCAAGAAGCATCATCAAATGGTAACTCTTCTTGCTTAGGTAAACGCTGTGCTCGATAACCAGCTTTGGTATAAGTGGTTATTTTGTCAACAGCTGTATGCGCCACCCCCACTGTTTTACCAGTGAGGACGAATGCAAGCGAAAATACTTTGCCACCAAGGCTAGCTATTTCGCGTGCAGTGGAAGTGATAGTAGGTTTATCCATTATCCATTACCCCCGCAACTAAGTCAGCGACTGATGGCGTATCAGCTTTGACTGCTTTATCAGCTTTATCAGCCTTCGGAGGCATAAAAGTGATAGGTTGAGCAAACTGCGTTAAAACAGACACTTTGCCTTTTCCATCTACCCAGGTCTCAGCTGATGTAGTATAGGTCGAAGGACGGAAGGTAGGATTAATACCGACTTTGCCATTGGAGATACATGATAGTATCAAGGCTTTTTGCTCCTCAGTCGTCCCTTTCTTAAGAAAGAGTTTGACGAAGCCAGTCTCGGTAGTAAGTGCTATGGTCTCACCGTTCTCGTTAACGAAACTAGAAGTCTCGTGGAATGCCGGCATCACAATGGGTGCAAGCGATTTAATTGTATTTTTAGACATAAGGTCCTCCTGCTAATCAAAGCAATAATAAATACACTGATAGTAATGTCTACGGGAAATCTATTGATTTGCCGAATGTTTTTCGGGACAAGGTTCCAAAGCTCGAAAACTTAGAAGTACTTTCCAGAAACCCGGATCGGGGGGTGGGTGGTGAAATACAGAAGCAAGGAGAAGAGGAGTACGTGGTATGTTATAGTTTTTTTACTAAAAAATTTTTTCACTAAAAATTATGGCGAATAAAATATGTGAGCGGTGTAAGAAAGACTTACCAAAAGCTGACTTTGAAAAACAAAGACTGCATTGCCGACAGTGTGTTTTAGCTGAACGTAATATAAGTAAATCTTCTAGTCCGTATAAATATTTAAAAAATTTATGGAGCCAGTTAAAGTACTCGAGGGAGAAAGAAGAAGGAATGCTATTTGAAATAACACCGGAACAACTTAGTGAATTGTGGGACAAACAAGGCGGACGTTGCGCGTTGTCCGGGGCCTTCATGACGTGGCACAAGGGTGGAGAAAAACGGAACACGAACGTGTCAGTTGACAGAATTGATCCTAACTTAGAATACTTGTTGACAAACATTCAACTAGTATGTTGGCGTGTTAACTTAATTAAGCATACAATGACGGAAGATGAACTATATTGGTGGTGTAAGAATATAGTTAGCCACAAAGAAATTTTTTGAGACAATTCACAAACATGCGATTATTGGACGAGGATAGACCAACCGACGTAAGTGAACAGGATAGAGTAGAGATGCAATCTCACTTACCTTACGCCGGACTACAACTAAACGAACTTTCCGTACAAGAGGAACGCCTGGTCCTGTTTCACCTACGTGGTATGAGTAAAGCGGCCGCGGGCCGTGCTGCGGGGTACAAGGATATGGACCGCGTTTACCAAATATTTAAGACTCCTAAAATGCAAACCGCTCTGACCTACTTCCGTAATGAAATGCGCGAAGAGATAAAGTTTGACAAGAACACAGCAACGGGCATGTACCTGGAAGCTCATTCAAAGGCAGCGAATTCTACAGAAGAAAAAAACGTAGTTGATTCGTTATGCAAGTTACATGGTTTGCATATACCCGAACAAGCAACGCTTATTAATATAAACGTTGAGAAAGTAGAGCAGCTAGAAAAATTAAGCGACAGCGACCTATTAAAGTTAGCGGGCGAAAGTCTTACATATTTGGAACCAGATGGACATAGCGAAGACTGAATGTAAAAGATGCAGAGGCATCTACCCAGAAAACCTAGTTCTTATTGACGAGGTTTGTGTATATTGTCGAGCTGACGAAGTAGAAGCAACGCCCGAGCCCCAAAAGAAGATTGATCAGAAGTTAGAAAAAGCTCAACTTTCTGCTCAAGCAAAAGCAGAACAAGAATTAGCGAAAAGAATTTTAGCACGTAAGCGGTTACTCCCATTTGTTGAACGTTTCAATCCAGACTACGTAGCAGGTTGGGTGCACAAAGATATATGCCAACGGCTAGAAAAGTTCAGTGAACAAGTAGCGAATAAAGAATCACCAAGATTGATGCTCTTTATGCCGCCTCGACATGGTAAATCTACATTGGCTAGTATTGCATTTCCCGCTTGGCATCTAGGAAGACATCCGGAACACGAGTTTATAAGTTGTTCTTATTCGGGGTCTTTGGCTATGAGTTTTTCAAGAAAAGTGCGTCAACTGCTAAGAGAACCAGTATACAAAAATGTGTTCGAAAAATCTAGACTAGATAAGGATTCTCAGTCAGTAGAATCATGGCAAACAACAGAAGGCGGCGGTTATGTAGCAGCGGGTGTTGGTGGTGGTATTACTGGTAAGGGTGCGCACGTTATGGTTATTGATGATCCAGTAAAAAACAGAGAGGATGCAGAATCCGATAACAACCGAGATGCGACTTGGGATTGGTATACATCCACAGCTTATACAAGGTTATCCCCAGGTGGAGGAATCTTAGTTATTCTTACGCGTTGGCACGACGACGACTTGGCCGGGCGCTTGTTAACACAAGCAGAAGAAGGCGCAGATAAATGGGAAGTGATTCGTTACCCAGCAATTGCAGAAGAAGACGAAAAGTTTAGAAAAACAGGTGAAAGTTTGCACCCGGCGCGTTACAATGTGGACGCTCTCGAGCAGATAAGGAAAGCCATCGGCCCGCGCGATTGGTCTGCTTTGTATCAACAAAATCCCGTGTCCGACGAAGGCGACTATTTTAACCGCGATATGATCGCTTATTATAATTTCAATGAGATTGATACTTCTAAACTTAAATACTATTGCGCGTGGGATCTCGCGATCGGACAGCGTGACCGGAATGATTTTTCAGTTGGTATTGTTGTCGGGGTCGATGAATATGATAATTTATTCATTGTTGACGTGGTCCGCGGCAAGTATGACGGGTTCGAGTTAGTAGAACAGATATTAGACTTGTACGAATTATGGCGCCCAGGTATAGTGGGGATAGAAAGAGGTCATATTGAGATGGCCCTGGGTCCGTTCTTAGAAAAAAGAACACGCGAACGCGGCCTTAACGAAGCTTACTTTAAAGACTTAAAAGTTGGTAGGCGCGATAAGGAGTTACGTGCTCGAGCAATCCAGGGTAGAATGCAACAAGGTATGGTATACTTTCCAGAAGACGCCGCTTGGACAGGAACAATGGTTGCAGAACTATTACGTTTTCCAAATGGTACGCACGATGACCAGGTAGATGCCTTGGCGTGGATTGGTTTAATGATGACAGAGTTTGCTACGTTTTATGAAAGACCTGAGCATATTCCGTCATGGAGAGATGGGTTAAAACACTTAGTAAAAGATGGCAAACGTAAATCATCAATGAGCGCTTAATGGCAGAGTATAAAAAAACAAAAAAGAAGCTAAGCGCAGCCGAAGAGCTTACCCTTGCGAAACGACAGTGGGAATGCTACACACGTGCACGGGACAGTGGCCACGATGATTACATTGAAATGGCAAAAAAATGTGACGCGTTTTATCGCGGCGAACAGTGGGACGAATCTGATATGGCAGCGCTCGACGACCAGGGCCGACCGGCTCTTACTATCAACACAATTTTACCTACTGTTAATACCGTTATTGGTGAGCAAAGTACAAGAAGGGCCGATATTCATTTTAAACCTAGGGGTTCTGGCGACCAAGAAATTGCGGATATTCTTACAAAGTTGTACATGCAAATTTCAGACAACAACAAATTAGAATGGGTTGAAGGGCAAGTTTTTGCTGATGGTTTAATTCAAGACAGGGGTTGGTTTGATGTACGTATAGATTTTTCTGATCATATAAATGGCGAAGTAAAAATAGAAACTAAAGATCCTTTAGATATTTTAATTGACCCAGACGCAAAACAATATGACCCAAAAACTTGGAACGAAATATTTGAAAGCAAATGGATGAGCATTGACGAGATAGAAGAAGTTTACGGGGAAGACAAAGCTGACAAACTAAGAATGATTGCTGAAGTAGGAACTACACTTGGCGCAGATTCAATAGAGTACGAAGACGAAACTTATGGTGACACGCGAGGCGATTACCAAGATGCGGCTACTCAATATCCAAACGACCCAGACGAAGCGCGAACCCTTAGATCTATTCGCGTTATTGAACGTCAGCATTACAAATTAAAAAAATGTATGTTTTATGTTGATCCAGTAACTGGAGACAAAAGACACGTGCCTTACAATTGGGGCGAACGCAAAAAGAAAAAATTTGCAGATGACTACGGCTTATATATAACTGAACAAATGGTTAGAAAAGTTCGTTGGACAGTAACAGCAGACACAGTCGTGTTGTTTGATGATTGGTCCCCTTACGAACATTTTACTTTAGTTCCTTATTTTCCATATTGGAGAAGAGGTAAACCTTTTGGGATGGTACGGAATTTAATTTCTCCGCAAGAGCAGTTAAACAAAATTTCATCCCAAGAGTTGCACATAGTTAATACAACCGCTAACAGTGGTTGGATTGTAGAATCTGGTTCTTTAACCGGAATGAATGCAGATGACTTAGAAGAGCACGGTGCGGAAACTGGTTTAGTCCTAGAGTTTAACCGCGGTAGTACGCCCCCTGGTAAGATACCGCCAAATCAGATACCCACCGGCCTAGACAGAATTGCACAAAAAGCGGCTAATAATATTAAAACTATTAGTGGCATAAGTGACGCTATGTTAGGTACTGATGGCGCAGAAGTTTCTGGTGTTGCTATACAACAAAAACAAACTCGTGGCGCGTTGATGATTCAAGTGCCGCTAGACAATTTAAGAAAAACTAGACACCATCTAGCAGAACGCATTTTAAATCTTGTTCAAACGTACTATACAGAAGAAAGAGTTATTCAAATTACAGATGAAAATAATCCACTAAAACCTCAACAACCTTTAAGAGTTAATCAAGTTACTCCCGAAGGTCAAATTATTAATAATTTAACTCTTGGTGAGTACGATGTTGTTGTAGGTACTGCTCCTTCTAGAGATACTTTTGAAGAGACACAGTTTGCGGAAGCCATTGAACTTAGAAAAGTAGGTGTTCCTATTCCAGATGATTTAATTGTTGAGTATTCACATCTAGCACGTAAAGGTGAAATTGCAGAAAGAATTAGAATTATGCAAGGAATGAATCCACCAAGTGAAGAAGAACTTGCTTTACAACAGTTCCAACAAGAGTCCGCAATACGTTCTACACAATTAGAAGTTGCAAAACTAGAAGCAGAAGTAAGTAGATTACAATCAGAAGCAGCATTAAATGTGGCTAAAACTCAAACACAAACAAATATAGAACCGCAAATGAAAGTTGCGGAACTACAAAGCAAACTTCAAATGAAGCGCGAAGAGCTCGAATTACGTGAAAGGTTGTCAGGGATGACTAATCAAGTAAGAAGCGAGCAAACACAAACCTCAGCGGCTGCAAAAATTGCAACTGCTGCTATGAAACCTACAGGAGGTAATTCAAATGGCTAAAACTAAAGAAAAAAATAACGCCGAGAAAATGGATGATTTAATTATGGACGGCATGCCGGGGGCTGATACTGTTTCTGACGAAGAAGCACAACCCTTTGGAGTAGATCTTAATTTTGAAGACGTTCAGGAGGACGAAAATGAAGAAGTCGAAACCGAAACTAACGCCGCTCCAGAAGAAGAGGTTGTTGAAAAAGAACCAGAACCAGAAGTTGAAGCAGAAACAGAAGCAGAGCCAGAAACTGATAGCGAAGAAGGAGTGGTTCAAGACAGCGAGCCTGTTGCACAACCAGATCTTCAGCCAATTGAAGGAAGCGAGCAAGGCCTTGACCAACAAACTCAAGTAAAAGAACCAAAAGCACCCATGGTGCCTAAGTCCAGACTTGATGAAGTGTTGGCTAAAAACAAAGCCATGCAAAAAAGATTAAATGACGCTGAACAAGTTGAACAAACAGCTTTAGAAAACGCTCCAGAATACGCATTTGACGAAAACGAAGCTAAATATCAAGACCACGTGTTAAACGGGGAAACTGCAGAAGCTACTGCGTTAAGAAATGAGATAAGAAACGCCGAAAAAGAACAATTTATGTTTGAAGTTCAAGCAAAAATGGGAAAAACGGTGCAAGAAAACCAAGACATGACAGAGCTACACCAAAAAGCTGCTGAAATTGAGGCTACATTTCCTGTATTAAGTGAAAATAGTGAAACTTTTGACCAAGAATTGCAAAATGAGGTTGTAGAGTTAAGAAATGCCTTTATAACACAAGGTTATACTCCTGCAGACTCCTTAGCAAAAGCAACAGAGTATACTTTAGCGGTTAAAAAGCCCGATTTGTTGCGCACTACAGCTGATTCAACATCTAACGTTAGTAAAGCACTACAACAGAAAACACAAACTGCTAATATTAATAAAAAACTGCAAGCCGCAGACTCTCAACCACCTAAAATGAAAGGTGAAAGCAAAACGGAGAAAAAAATAGATTTATCTTTATTGTCTGGAGAAGAGTTTGATGCTCTTCCCGCCGAAACATTGCGCAGAATGCGTGGTGACTTTGGTTAAGCCTTAGTATAAGATATAAGTATTCGGTCGCTAGTCCGATATCTAGCACGAGTCGTTACGGTAAAAAAACGTATTCGCCTATCACGGCGTAAAACTGGTCGACGTCATGTTCGTAAAATTATGAGAACGTTTCCCAACGAAAAAGGGTATACGGACAAATGAGCCGCTCCATAAGTCGGCTGGTTATTTTAATTTTATTTGGAGGATAGCCCAATGGCTAACACAAACTTTAGCGCGTTGACCAGCGAACAATTAACGATCTGGTCTCGTGATTTTTGGCGTGTCGCAAGAAATATGTCTTTCATTAACCAATTCGCAGGTAGCGGATCTAATGCAATGGTTCAGAGAATATCTGAGCTTACTCAATCAGAAAAAGGAACAAGAGCGGTTTTAACGCTTCTTGCCGATATGTCTGGTGACGGTATCATTGGAGACAACACCTTAGAAGGTAATGAAGAGACTTTAAGAGCTTTCGACATAGTCGTACAACTGGATCAATTGAGATTCGCAAACAGACTTTCGGGTCGTCTTGCTGATCAAAAATCAGTTGTTAATTTCCGTGAGAATTCACGTGACGCACTTGCTTATGCAATGGCAGATCGTATTGACCAATTAGCGTTCTTAACGCTTTCTGGTATTTCTTACACCCTCAAAAACAGTGGTGCTTTAAGACCAGTTCTGAATTCAGGACAAAATCTTGGCGACATGGTTTTTGGTGGAGACGTAACAGCCCCAACTGCCAACAGGCACAGAAGATGGGATGCTACAAACAAACTTGTTGCTGGTGATGTAACTGCTACTGTTGCAGCTGACACCATCACTTACGAATGTTTAGTTGCTCTAAAAGCTTATGCTAAAGACAACTACATCCGTGGAGTAAGAAGCGCAGGTGGAGAAGAGGTGTATCATTTATTTGTATCACCTCAAGTAATGGCTGACCTTAAACTTGATTCAGATTTCTTGACTAACGTCAGAAATGCTGGAGTCAGAGGACCAGGCAATAGCTTGTTCTCCGGTTCTTCAAGTCTAATGGTTGATGGCATTATGGTCCATGAGTTCAGACACGTATTCAATACAGCGAATGCGACGACTGGAGCTTCTGGTAATGCTGGTTCTGCTGGATACAAATGGGGGGCTGACGCAGACGTCGAAGGTTCCGCTTGTTTGTTCTGTGGAGCTCAAGCTCTTGCTATGGCCGATATCGGTTTACCACAAATAGTTGAAGACACCTTCGACTACGGTAACCAAAATGGTATCTCCATTGGTAAAATCTTTGGTCTTAAGAAGCCTAAGTTCAACAGCGACTACAATGGCGCAGTTGAAGACTTTGGTGTTATTAGATTGGATGTTGCATACTAAGTATGTTTTTTGTGGGTGGCTCATGTTGGGCCACCCCCTTTTTAAGGAGTAAATTATGAT